GTATGTATTCTTAAATCTCCCGTGGAATCAATCCAAAGATAACTTCCTCCTAGATAGATACAAACATCATCATTAGTATCGTCAATTCTCTGAACTCCAAACTCGACTGTTCCAGCATGTTTTATTGCTAGACTAAAATTGTCATCAGCTACTGTTTGGTCGGCTTGAATCGCTGGCTGAGTAGTCGCCTCACTATCTATATTTAAAGCTACCCCATTACCATCTTGGTTAATAAACAAACCATTGCCTGTTCCAGCGTTGGTAATAGTTACCGCATTAAGATTATTAGTTACATCGTTTTGAGTAACCTCTAAAGCTACATCATTAACTGTGTTGGCAATAGTGATATTAATTGCCTTGCTGTGTGTTTTTACTCCACTAATTGACTCTGCTCCTGCCAAAGTTACCACTCCTGATAACTTGGTGGCCGCAATCGCCGCTGAAGCATTGATTTGGGCGTTGGTAATATCGTTTACCCCAGTTATAATTTCATCTCTGTCGGCATCGTAGTTGGCCGCTGATAAATTGCTAGGCGTGCCTGATGCGTATGTTCGTGTTTTTGTTACTTGTGCCATATTTTCACCTCCCCTTAACTTTTACTCCTCAAGCCTCTCGGCTTATACATAACTTGATATTCTCTAATAGTTACATCATCGGTTGTGGTGTTGTTGGCAAACCTATACATCATCTTGTAAGAAGTCCCGCCACCGCTGTCTATTCTTTCTCTGTCAATTTGGTTTACCGCAAAGGCGCTTCCAAACTCATAAGGAAACTCCCCACCAGTATGAGTAAGCGATACAGTTGCCAGATCAGTAAAAGTGATCCCATCAACCGAATAATCAACATCAAGATCAGCGTCATCTGTCAAATCAGCCGCCACTGTCAGATATTTCCACTTACATTTCCTTTCGGGGAATGGGTTATACATTCTTGATACCAGCCTCATGTCAATCGCTGTGCCATTATCAGAAGTTGAGTCATCCAGTTTGTAAGTCTTAGCGGTTTCAGTTGCTTCACCGAAATACACTTCTGGGAAACCACCCACCGAGGATACGCACCAGTCAGCGGCATTGATCCCTGTGTGCCTTGTCCAGGCTTTGGTAAGAGTGTCATAGACAAGTGCTAAATCGTTACTTGGGCCAGATACAGGCACGCTCCACCAGATTTTCCTGCCGTCAAAGATACCAGCACACCCATACAAGGCATTTTTATTCAAACCCTTCATTGTGCCTTCGATAGCGTCGGAAATGATCTCACCTGCCATAATAAAACCTTCTTTGGTCCGCATAATGCTTCGGAAATGAGGCACGCCACCAGATAAAGACAAAAAGTAAACATCGTTACCAGTTTCCACAATAGATTTCCTGCCGACTGTTCCAGTCCCCGTCAATCGTTCCCCCATATCTGAAACTGTGAAGTCGGCCGTCCCAAAACCAGTCAAAGACCAAACTCTGTCCTGTTTAAGAATTTCTAGCTCATCTTTTAGGGTTGCCAGACCAATGGCAGTATCGCCATCACCAGGGTTGACATCAATAAAGTTGTTATCCTGATCCCAGGTGTCGGGATCGTTCAAGTCGGACCAAAACAACCGACTATCTTTTCTCAATACAAACATATAGTTATGAAACCATTTGGCGTCTACACCAACGGGGAATGAGGCTACTGTAGAGGTAGTTGTACCATTGCTAGTTTTCAGTACCACATCTGTATCATTCATTATGTAGCAAGCGTCTTTAGCGACTACAAAGACATGATCCTTTGAGGCTGTCTGGCTGGCGGCCAATGAAGTCCATGCCCCACTACCGTTCCAGGTTTCAATCACGCAGTTAGTGCCAGCGGCATCGTCTCTGGCTCTGATGATAAATGTCGTCCCATCGCTGAACTCTACCGCCGATTGAGAGAGAATTGATTTAGAGATACTGACATCAGTCCCCTGTTCGGTGTAGCCTCCTCTTTTCTTAATGGTCTGATCGTCCACAAAGCAGTTCAGAGCGTCACTACAATAGCCCTCTAGCAAGAGTTCAGGCTTTAGCTTGTCATTGTAGCCTTTTACAAATGTCGTTTCCCGGATTATTTTAAGGTCTTGCATAATTATACGCTCCTGTATGGCCCCATCATTAAATCGGCGCCAACGGTGTCAGTAACCCCTCGGCCTTGATCCGCTCTCCTGTCTTCTAATTCTTCCTGCATCTTTTTTAATCCATCTTCAAACTCTAATCTGTATCTGGCCGCCGCCTGTTCCTCTTGTTGTCCTTTTCTCAATAGATCAGCCGCTGCACCGTAGCTAATCAACCTTGCATACCTGTCGGGATATGGAATATCAACCTCATCGCCTGTTTCAGATAAATCATCAACTGTATATACATACCAGAGCTTAATAGCATCAGTGCCGTCTTCATCTGGTACTGGGATAAGACCTAGCTTCAAATTAGAACCTTGACCGATCAGATAATAGACTGGTACTACTCGACCAGATATTCCTCCAGAAGAATTACCTAAGTCCCTTTGAACATCATCAAGGGTAACTGGGGTGGCCCTGCTGGGAACGGATGTATCAGAGCTAGTGTTGTAGTCAATCTCCACTCTTCTCATTTTATAGAAGTCGGAAGGGAAACTATCAGTAGCGACATCATATTCTTGCTGATTTTCTACAGCATCAAGTTCGGTAGTTTTGATATAATAATCCTCAAAGGTAATCACTGCCGCTGATACTAGCTCGTGATAGGCATAGTTAATAGCCGAGTCTACTTGAGCGGCAGTAAAGTCCGCCGCTGTAGCCTCATCGAGTAACATTCTGGTGTCCAGTCTTAATTGTGTTAGGTCTTTTGCCAAATTTACCTCCTAGCTAAAATATATAAATTCCCACTGGTTGATACCTGTAATGCTGAAATCTTGGTAAATTGGATGTTAGGAATGTCAATCATCTTGTCAGCAATCAGATAGAAATCTCCCACTTGAGCCGCTCTATCAAAAGCGATGTAGGCGTTCTCTGTGCAATGGAGAGTTACCCCAGTGCAAAGGGCGTTAAAGTTAGCTTCTATCGAAGCCGTGCTTGTAACAATTACTTCTTGTTCTACTGCTAATCCTGTATTTAATACTGCCAAATTAACTCACCTCCTCTTGTAATTTGCTAACCTTATCTAAACTATAAATTTCAAAAGTTCCTTTGTTGTTTTCACTTCTTTTTAAGTCAGAACATCTCAAGTGTTCAGCCTCATAACCTTCTAATTGTTTTATCTCAAATCCTGCCGCTCTAACCTTCCTCCCAAAGAAAATGTCATGACCGCCATACTTCATCGGTATGTCTAGAACCTCTCCTGTCTTGGCGTCTATTGATTTATCAGTAATGAAAGCTGGTTTATCCAACCTCTCAAAGACTCCTCTTTTAACTAGGGTGCATCCCAGTCCACAATGCTGTATCACTCCGTCTTTCCTTGCTATCGTTGACCATCCGCCTATCACTGGGTAATCTACACAAACTACGTCTGAATCTACACAAATCATCTTCTCAAAAGCCCCTTCAGGCATGACGGTGTCATCTTCAACGAGCAGTAGCCAGTCGCAGTCAGTTTCTAATGCTTGCCTAACCATTTCGTTTTGAGCATCTGGTATCGGTAATCCCGTAACCATGATCGTCTGCCAGTCCCAACCCTTTAAATTACTATCTAAGGCGGTTAAGACTTTTCCAAACACCAACCCCCTGGTTGGCATGAGAACTGCAACTTTATTTGTTTCGCTCATAATACTTTTGTTTATCTAATTTCTTTTTTAAAAGCCTCATTCCTGCCTCGCCTTGAACCATCTTGCCACTGGAATCAAGAGTCCGTGACTTAATCTCTCTGTATTTATGAGCTTTGACTCCAAGCTTTCGATAACCACCACTCATAAAGTTCTTTTCGGTTATCCCTAATTGTTTTGCTAAATCTGTCATTTGGTGGCCTAGTCTAGTCTTCCCGCTAGGCCGTAAATATATTGAGTTATAAAGCTATATCAGACTTCAAAAAACTGCTCATGACCTTACTTCCACCCCGTGGTCGGTCCTAAGCGCTGCAACTCCATATATACAATCCACTGTAACGAGCCATGCTAAGTCCTTAGCCCAGTAATTACCCTGAGTTCTTGGTCCTAACTGCATCGCCAAAGCAAAAGCTTCTTTGTGGAATAGTACGTTGTGAGTTTGTGTTGGTGAAGCTGTGGTGCTTGTGACTTGATTAGTATAATAAGTCGGCACACCATAGACATCTCCCCACAGGTAGCGGCTATTTGGTCCCTTTCGTACAACAGTATCATCTTGGTACTTACCAACATAATCTGCCTTGATAAACTTATCTAGTTTCATTAAAGCTGCCTTCTGTGAAGGAGCTACAACGAAATATCTATCAACAAATGGGGCATCCGCCTCATCTAGAGCTTGATTCGCAGCAACAATCGTTGCATCGGTAATGTCAACACCATAAGTGCCTACATCAGTGCTTGTTAAAGACGAATATAGTCCCAAAAGAGAAGTATCAACTGCCTTAGCAATTGCGTAACCCGCTGATTTGGTATATAGCGACCTTAAATTGTACTGACTTTGAGCCTTAACAATGTCTTCAATCTCAAAGGAAGTCTCCTTGTGAGTATCGATGGTAATTGTGTTGCTTGTCTCCGTAACCGTTTGTAAAGTAACTTCGGTATTAGCGGCCTTGTCGTTAGCGGTCAATTCGGATAGGTTAGGAATATTAATTACGTCTCCTTTATTCTTAACTTCTTCGTCAAATCTCGCCACCAAAGGTGCCATCACTAAAGCGCTTTCTCTGAACATAAGAACCTCGGAGGCCCAAATTTC